TTCTAGTCTTAGGACTGTCCTAAGCAACAGATAAACTACCTAAAAATAAAAAAACTCAGGTAAGTCCTATCTAGGACTGCCCTAAGCTAGATATATGCTAGGAATAGGACTGTCCTAGATAGAGCAACCCTCCGGATTGTACAGATACTACCCCCTTGACAACCACATGTCTACAGTTTTACATGGTTTTTTTAGTTTTTTTTGCTTTTTTTTCTACATATATAACAACCACTTACCGAAAAACCCCATTTTTTTGCAAAATTTTTTGCTCAGGCAGGATTCCTAGACCCTTTTTTCAGTAAAAACCCCCTGATTGACAATATGACAGTGTGACAGTGCCCAAAATTAGGTAATTTTTTGAGCGGAATACTATGTATATAGATGTCAGGTACCCGCGCTGTGTCAGGGGGGGTGGGGGTCAGTGGATCACGTCCGGATCGTCAGCCGAATCGTCGGGAAAGTCGCTTGCCTCTGACATGTCGTCAGCTACCTGCTCCAGCATCGTCTCCAGCTCGGCCAACAACTCGTCACTCGACTTGCTCTCGCTGGTCTCGACCACGTCCCGAAAGAGCCCGACAGACTTGCCCAACAGCTCGGCGGCCCTGATTTTGTTGCTGTCACCTGCCTCGGCGCTATCAGTCCACGCCCTTAGCTTGCTCAGCACTCTCTCTCTATCCGAGAGCGAAGAAGCGAGTATCGACCGCTCCCTTTGCGCTATCAGCGCATCCACCCTTGCTTTGATGTCAGCCCTCGCCATCAACCTGCTGGCGGCTTCTCTGTGCGTCGCAGACTTCCCGTCCGCTGTCACGTCGAATGCCTCACGGTACGCCGCCGCTTGGGTCATACCCGCCGCAACACACCGACAGAAGTGCATTTGCTTGGCTGTCAGCCCGTCCCTTGTCTTGCCCATTAGTGTTACCCCACCTGTTACCTATCTACCCATTGAAGTGTTACCGATCGTTACAGCAACGCCTATTACCAGATTACAACCCCCATTGCAAACTGTTGATTCATACAGTAGTTGCCGCGTAAGTGATTGATATTAATAGATAAAGTGGTTTTATACAGTGGTTTATACAGTACGCAAGCTATTGATTTACAACGAAAAACGCCTGTGAGCGATTTTAAGCACTTACCCCTTGCCATGGTATTGCTTTTCCTAACTTGTCTCACAGAGCGATACAGGGCTTCCTAGTCACAACTTGTTAATGTCAAGAACTTTTTGCATTTATTTCACTGCGACAGGCTGATCTGAATTTTTTTTGCTTATATATGTAGGTAGATTACGAGTGGTGATTTCTCACATTATTTTATCTGTGACATGTTGCATGTAGGACGGGGCTCGGTATAATCCGCTCATGGCCACGGGGTGGCTGTCGTGCGGGACTGCGTCAAGTCCGCCTGATCTCAGGGATGAGTACCCGAAAGGGAGTAAATCAGAACCCAAGCGCGGAGAGCGCAACTCGCGACTGTATTTTGCGGGAGGGTGACACCACTGGTGAGGCAACCACTGGGCGGTGACTGTAACGCGGTACTCTAGACTCAGTCCCCACGCCAGCGCATCCGATCCAACTGGTCGATCCACTCAACTCCACTTCAACGCATTCGGGTAGCAGTCCGGTGTCAGAGGCACAGCGAGGGGTTCCCAACGGCGGGTCGTAGCGTCGAGGTATTTTTCGGGGAGCCGTTCCCCAACATGCACCCTGTACCGATTCAGAGTATTCACACCATGCCTACCGCCGAGTGCGTTGGGCATGAGTGAGTGCTTTGCGCTCTATACCAACCTATTCACAAAGGGAGTGAATCAAATGCGAAAGATTGAAATGAACATGAATGCCGCCGTCATGCTTGGACGTGACTGGTCAGAAGCTAACACCCGCACCGAGCGGGCCAGCAGTGATGACGCCGTGATGATGGTGCGATTGCATGGCCACCACATCGCCACAGTCTGGGGCGCTTGTGACGGTCGAGATCGGTGGCAGGTCGAAGTCAATACCGACACCCTCCGCGCATGGCCAACGCGCACCACAATGTCACGGCTCCGCGCTCTGGGCGTGGATGTCTGCACCCGAAAGGGTGAGGTTTTACTTAACGGGGAGGCTATCTAATGTCTTTTATCGAAACAGCTTCAAACAATTTCATGCTGGTGCAGGTCACGGTTCGCCGTTGGTCTGGCGTACAGCAACTCAAGTCGGGCTCAGCCAAGGCCGCTCAACAGGCCAACGCCAACCCCGATGCCGCTCGTATGTACGTCAACCTGCTGGGCTCGCACCATGCGGATCTCAAGCAGGTGTCGGCCAAATTTGCCGCCATCCGCACCTACCTTTACGAGCACACTCTGCCCTTCTCTGACGCGGGTGAGGGCCAGCAACGCCGTGGCGACCGGCTGGTCGCTGTTGCCAATGTGCCCGAAGTGCTCAGCAAGCTGGGCGAACTGAAGTCGGAGGCATACGCCGCGCTGGACGCATTCCTGCCAGAGTATGACCGGCTCCGAGAGTTTGCGATCCAGCATGATCTGGGCGACTGGCGTAGCGAGGTTTCATACCCCACCGCCGACGAGGTGCGCAGTATGTTTGCCGCATCGCTGACGCCGCCCCAACCGATCCCAATGTGTGACATGTCAGCACTAAACCTGCCCGCTGGGCTCGCCGCTGACATCGCCGCACGTCACGAGGCCGCGCTATCCACTCAACTAGAAGGCGCCAAGGACGCCGCTATCGACGGTGCTCGGGATCACATGGCGAACGTGGAAAAGCAACTGACCGAAGGCAAGCGCCTACACCAGTCGCTGATCGACAATGCCAAGCGCCACGCCACACTGCTACGCGGGATGGTGCAGGGGTATGACAATGACCCCCGAGTGCTCCAGATCGCTGACCTGATCGACGAGCAGATCGGCTCTATCGGTAACATCGAGAGAGTCAAGAACAGCGCGACTCTCAGGGCGACTGCTATCCGCGCCGCTCAAACCGCGCACAAGACACTGGGTGCAGTATCCAAGGCACCTTCAACCGCTCAGCCGGTCACGGCGAGCACTGGCAACGTGGTCATGGGCGACTCACTGCTCGCTGACCTTATCGACTAATCACGATTCCTAGGGAGGGATTCAATATGTCGCATATCACAACCAACATCGCTCAGCTTGAGCAAATGGCCCCCGTCATCCTCAACAGTGCCCAGCGCAAACCGCTGGTGCTGGTCGGCATGGTCGGGATTGCAAAAACCCAGTGGATCAAATCCACCTATCACGACCTCTACGCCGAGCACCTTGGGCTCTCGACTGATCGGGTCGGGTTCATTCAAGAGCGTGTGGCTAATCGCGACTCTGCCGAGATCGCGGGCGTCGCGCTCCCCGTCAAAACTGATGACGGTGACGTGCTGACCAAGTTCACCAAGCCGCCGCTGATTACCAAGATCGAAGAAACGGGTCTGGAGCATGGCATCATCCTGTTCGATGAGATGTTGCAGGCACCCGCCGATGTCCAGAAGGTGCTCGCCGACGTGCTTGATCCTGACGAGCGCACACTGGCTGGCTGGGCTATCCCCGAGGGCTGGATCGTTGCGGCGACTGGCAACCGTGTCGCTGACAAGTCTGGCGCAAGCCGCTTGCTGTCACACCTGCTCAACCGTTGCCGCGTGTTTGAGCTGGAGTTCAACGTCAATCAGTGGGCCGACTGGGCTCGCAGTAACGATGTCAACCCGCTCGCTATCGACTGCGCAGTGACGTATCACGGCGAGGATTTCTTTGCCACGTCAGTGCCGACCGAGGATGGCCCATTCTGCACCCCGCGCTCGCTGGTGCATGCCGCCTCTGATCTGACCGCGTTCATGGATACCGATGCCTTTGATGGCACCTATATCCCCTCGCACATTGAGGCGCTGGTCGCATCTAGTATCGGGCAACGTGCCGCTGGCATGCTGTCACGTCACATCGCTATGGCTGACGAGGTGCCTCAAGCCGAGGATATCTTTGCCGGCCCCAACGATGCCAACGTGCCAGACTCGACCGGCTACCAACTGCTCGCCGCCAACCGTGCTATCAACGGCGCCGAGACTGCCAACATGGGCGAGGCCGCACTGCAATACATTGTGCGCCTGCGTCCCGACTTGCAGGTATCGCTGGGCACCAAACTGCTCCGCGCCTCTGCCAAGAACGGGTGGGTGCTGACATCTGATGTCGCCACCGCATTCATCCAGAAATTCCACGACCTGATACCGCTCGCTGAAGCGGCCAACTGGAGGTAACAAGTTATGAGAGCCAAAAAGCTATTCGCTCCGACCGACGATCTCACCAACTCGCGCCGCTTCATTGCGGCGCTGATCGCTCTCCAATCCAAGGCACCAGTGCACTACAGCGTACTGCTCGCCACCGAGGTGATCTGGACTGACAAGATCCCGACCGCCGCCACCGATGGCGTCTATGTCTACATCTCCCCCGACTTCTTCCGAGGTCTGGAGAACGATCAACAGCGCGCATTCCTGCTCGCTCACGAGGTGTCGCACATCATCCTGCGTCACCCCCAGCGTGGGCAGGCGTATCAGAAGCGCGGGCGCTTCAACTCCAGCACCCCGTTCGATCACGCGATCTACAACCGCGCCGCTGATTACGTCATCAACTCCGACTGCAAGGCAATGGGTCTGGAGCCGATCCCCGAGGGGTGCTACTCCGACGAGTATGGCCGCAACGATTTGGTCGACGCGGTTTACCTGTCGCTTTACTCAAACCAGCCCGAGCCCGAGCAGTCTGAGGGCGCCGAGCAAGATGACGATGGCGAGCATGGTTCAGGTGACTCTGCTACTCCTGACACGTCAGATACAAGCGCCGACTCCGCCGACTCACGCGGCGAAGCCGATTCTGCTGACCAGTCAGAGCCAGAGCTTCCCGATGCCGAGGGCCACGACTACCACCTGACACCCGAGTATGAGGGCGACGATGACGAGCAGGAAGCCGCCGCTCGTGAAGATGAGCACCAACTCCGCTCATCTGTCGATGACGGTATCGAACAGCTTGAGCGTGACGGTGGTGACAAGGCTAGCATCAGTGATGAGATCCGCGAGGGCTCGCACCGCTACCGATCCTCGACTGCCAGCGACACCGACTGGCGGGCAGAGCTTGCTGATCGCTTCAACCGCGCTGGCGATGGCGGTCAGAAAACATGGTCGCGTATCCATCGTCGACGCTATGCCACGCTGGGTGTTATCAGCCCCACGTCAATCGGTCAGATCGGTCGGGTCGCGCTTGTCATTGACATCTCAGCGTCAGTCGACACCGAACAGCTTGACCGTTTTCTGACTGAGTGCGCATCGCTGATCGACACGATCCAGCCGCGTGATGGCGTCGTGGTCTGCTGGACCAACCACATGATGCGCGAGGCTGTCGAGGTCTACTCGGGCGCCGAGCTTCTGGATCTGGAGGCGCCGTGTGGTGGCGGCACCTACATGACCGCAGGCGTCGAGTGGCTGGAGGCTAACGGTCTGGAGTCTGACCTGACTCTGGTGTTCACCGATGGCGAGATGATGCACGATGACTGGCAGTCACTGGGTCAGCGTGACAATCTGGTCGTGGTGCTCGACCGCGAGCCCTACCACTACATCCGACGCGACATCGCCGAGTCTGGCGTCGATACCATCGTCGCTCAGGCGGCGTAATCCACGGGGGCCACGCGCCCCCTTATTTTTTAGGGAGAGAGATATGCAACAGGTAGAAGTTAAAGCCAAAACTATTCAAGGCAAGCAGGGCTGGGTCGTTTGCTGGAGCGACCTGTTTGGACGCAGTGAGGTGCCAGTGGCCAAGTCATTTGGCATGTCAAACATGGGGCCGAGGCTGGCGCTGGACGAGCTTTGTATCAGTAAGGGCTGGGGCGTTGTGGCCTTTGATGAACAACCAGAGGGCGGCTTGCTCGCCTATGTGGAGGCAACCGGAGTATGCTGACCATCGAAGAGATTGGGATTCGGATTCGTTGCGCCGTGCTTGATCTGAACAAGTTATCAGCAGGACAGCGAAGCGAACACCCCGAGATCGCCGCCGAGATCGAAAGGATCGCAAACAAAATAACTGACGCCGTGAACGGCAGGGAGGTAAACAGTGGGGAAGATCATTCAGTTTCCGGAGCGTGACGACGGACAAGCCGACATCATCGCCGCCTACGAGCGAGGGATTATGGCCGCAACGGGCCTGATGGAGACGATGCAAGCCAACGAGAAAGATCCGCAAGCCGCTCTGGCTGGCGTGGTCTATGGCATGGTGCGGAACTGCTACGAGCTTTGTGAAACCACCGAGGGTGCCCGCACCCTTTTGAAAGCCGCAATGGAGAGGGTCGAGCTGGGGGTGGGGCATGAGTGACCGAACAATCTGCCTGACGGTTGACAAGGAGGCATACAAGAGACTGAGGGAGGCGGTCATCATTATGCAAATGTCAGGCCGGAATATGCAGTTGCCAGTCGAGGCCCTCAGCAAAATCGTCGATGGATTGAAGGAAGAAAAGGATGTCACCCTGAGAATAAAGAAGAAAACGTAGACATCATTTCATTGTGATGCTATGTTCAGTTTGTCATATCAACTAGGGAGGTTTTTATGAAAATGTGTCCTGTTTGTCTGGTCGTCAACGGCCATCATCCGAACTGTCCGAACCAGCGGAGGCCAGCCAATGTCACCGCATGAGCACACGTTTGGCGAATTAAATCAAAGAGACCGCATCAAGAAATTTCTTGAAATGGGTCAAACCCTGACACGCCTCAACGCGTGGGCGCGTCTCGGGATTCTGGAGGCTCCCGCTCGCATATCTGAACTGCGGGCGGAGGGCCACAACATCAAAACGAATATGGTCACAGTCCGCAATCGCTATGGTCACAAGGTCAGCGTAGCTGAGTGGTCTATGGGAGATACCAATGAAAAGTGAGCAGATAGAAAAGCAGATCGCCGACTTTCAGAAACGGGGCGGCAAGATCCAAAAGATTGAGAGAGGGCTCAGTGCAACCAGCATGGTGGGCGGGCCTTTCAACAACCGATCAGCAGAGCGGAACAGAACCAAGCGTGGAGGCTTGGGAATAACCGTCAAGGAGAGAAGCCGATGACCGACGTGTTTGAGGTGGACGAGCGATTCCTATCCATTGCCACGCTGGACGTGGTGGTCAAGTATATGAATGCCGATGACACCGAGAAGTTTGTTCGCAGACTTGTTGTGAGGAAGAAGATCGCCAAGCGATCAGACGAGGACTTTGAGCTGACAGTAAATGAGGCTGGCGACATGCTTCAAGAGCTGTCACTCAAGGTGGTGATGGACTTTATCGGACAGGCGAGGCACTGACATGAGCGCACTTGATAGGCAGATCGACGGAGATCACTACAAAAAGCTGGTTATTCAGCCGCTTGAGTATTGCCTCAACAATAACCTTGGGATTTGCGAGCACGGTGCAATCAAGTATCTGTCTCGGTGGCGCGACAAGGGTGGCGTCTCTGATCTCCGAAAGGCGATTCATTACATCGAAATACTCATCGAGCAGGAGGTGTCCTGTGAGGATTGAAATGTCTGACGCGGTATTGCTCGTGGCTCTGGCTTTGATGTTTGTGATTAGCGGAACGATGAGCTTTGAGGACGAGGTAAACCGGATAGATGGTTACTGTGAAATGGTCAGGAGCAATATCTGGCCTGACTACGACTCAACAATAAACTGCGAAGAGGAAAACAGCTATGAATGATACCGACAAGAAGGTGCTACAGGCATCTGAAAACTACCCCAGCTTTCGGGGGTACTATGCTCCCGCACAGAAAAAGGAGGTGCCAGCGATGACGCGATGGTCAGCGGAAGAGGACGTACTGCTGTACGAACTGATGGCAAAGAATAAGAGCTATGCCGAGATCGGGGAGATCATGGGGCGCACCCAGAAGTCAGTGGAGATGCGGGCGTTTTCTTTGAGAAAGAAGATGCGCGATGCAGGCATGAACGGTCAGTCCAAGGTGATGAGCAAGAACAAGCCAGCCAAGCGCAAGGCGACTGCCAAGAAGGCACCTGCCAAGAAGGCACCCGCCCCAAAGAAGGAGGCACCCAAACCGGAACAGCCGCCCTCCACTCCACCTGACAGCGTGTTTGACAAGCACACTAGTGAGCTAATCATGCTCAGCGCGGCTGGCGCCGCAGGGGTCTGGCTCATCCTGATCCTGCTCGGCATTGGGTTTATTCAGAAGTTATGACCGGAGCACGCCTTGCTGGTAAGAAGTTTGCTCTAAGCAAGGAGCAGGTGGCCCGCGCAATGGAGCTGTCGGACGAGGGCCATTATTGGTGGCAGATCGCCATCATGCTGGGGGTGGCACAGTCCACCCTTATGCGCTACGTTAGAGGCGCTGAACTATACGGATATTCGTTCTGGACTGATCGTCCGAGCGAGGACTGACAGCCCCCACACTCCCTACGGTGAGCGGTGGCATCGTTAGGTCATTTCAAGGGGGGCCGATACATTGGATCTTGACTTGACCACCCACCGCACCTTACTCACTACGGCGCAGATGTCGCACCGGATTCCTGCCGCCGGCCATCCTACGGTCGGCAATCCAATCTAAACCTTCCTTCAACACCTTCAGCTTCTCTGGGCTACCTGATATGTCCCAGCCGTGGAGCACCACTTCCTCAACTAAATAGCTGGCGTAATAGCCAAACCTCTTCTTCACCAACCCAATCGTCCTGCTGTACCGCATCAACTGGTCGCTCTCCAGACCGTTCTGAGATGATCCTCCAGATGACTTAGGTTCGTAATTCAAGGGCTTTGCGAATACGCCAGCCTTTGCCGCTTGGCTCATCAAATACTCTGCGGCTTGGTGTTGCTGGAGCGTGAGCAGTCCATCCATCAGCATCCTATCCACCACAACCTGATCCATAACTTTGGCGCGAGGTAGCTTTCCACCCTCAACCATTACGCTGTGACGCTTGTAGATTTCTTTGGTGCCGAGGTCTGTATGTGACTTGTCATTCATAGCGGGTTTGTCCCCGGATAAGCCTCTGCGCTTAACACGTTATTTGCAACTAGCGCTTTCGTTTTATCGACACCAACGGCAACGTAGGGATTGGCACCGGATACTGTGTCTAGTCTTGACAAGTTATCACAAGTCATCGAAGTCGCTCCACTCTCTGGCATTGCCTTTGATAGCGGAACTCAGCTCAGCGCGAGGCACGAACTGTTCATACCTTCCTGTGGACAAGTTGTAGTCAAGTGCGGCCACGCCCTGCTGTCCAACCCACTTGAATCTGGATTTCCAGCAATGGATCTCCACACACTCATCTGTCCTGTGCACTGTGATACCGAGATCGGCCTTGGCAAACCACGCCGCAGAGCCAGAGATATTCATACCCTTGGGCACAGCGTAGGTGCCATCTTCTCGGGGGTACATCTTCTGTGGATGCGCCACAAACCAGACGTGGATGCCGTGTGCCTTGGCAAACGAGGTGATCTTGCTGAGCATGTGCGAGATACCGGAATGCTCTTCCTGCCCGCTCTGCTCAATGTAGTTGTACGGATCTATAACTAACCCACGCACGCCCAGACGCATGACAGCTTGCTTGGTTCTGTCGATCACACTGTCGATAGTGCTCATGCCGCCGTCTTTAGATTCAAGAAACACAAAGTGCTCGTTGATGAACACCATTGCCTCTTCCAGCTCTTCCACGGACATCCGCTGGTTGAGCCCGTCGTAGAACGGTTTGCCGGTAATCTTCTCTGCCAGCTTGGCTATGTGCATGTGGGGTGGGTTCTCAAACGAACACACCGCAAACTTCCATGATTCATTCTGGGCGAGGTTGACCATAATCTGGTCAATAAACTCAGACTTACCTGATGATGGCATGCCTGTGACGATGGACAGTTGACCCTCCGCCACTGTAAATAACTCGTCAATAGCAGGGAACCCAGTCGACGCTCCTCGCCCATGACCATTTGCGTAGATTTCCTTGATGCTGTCGAGGTATTCGGATGCCCCGTACACGCCTGACAGGGGCACCGGCTCTGGGTTTTCAAACAAGCTGTGGGTCTCATCAACGCCCAGCTCCCTGACCGCATCGTTTCCGTCTTTGATGTCCTCGGGAAACTTGACCCGCCAGCACTTGGCTCGGCCCACCCTGCGGGCTATCTCTTCTGCGAGTGCCTCGCCCTGATGGTCGTTGTCAGTGGCCAGAACTATTCGCTTGCACCGCTCAATACGCTCCCGCTCTTCCCAGATATAGGCGAACTTATTGTCCTCTTCTGGGCTGACCCTGTTTTGACTGACCTTCGCAGGTGCCCCGTTGGGGCAACTAACGGCCTTAATCCCGACGCTAGCGAGAGCTATGACATCACACTCCCCCTCGACTATCGTTAATTCTTCATCCTCTGGCTCTACGTTTTCGATACCGTAGAAGCTACGAGGCGCCCCTTCGCAGGAAAACGCCTTCCCGTCGACAGAGCGCCACTTGATTGCTGATGGATTCTCGCGGCTACCGTAGATAAATCCGACCGCTTCTTTCTGCTCACCGTCGAGCCAGCGTGTACCAGTGGTCATTGCTGGTAACTCGTCAAGATTATCCAGCTCAACGCCACGACCGTGGAAAAACTCTTTGATTAAATCGACATTGTAGTTGAGTTGCGTTGGTATCTTTACGACTTTATTCGTTGGTTTCACTTCGTATTCCTCCCAGAATTTTTTTCTTTTTACCGCCCCCGACAGTCCACAGTGGTGGCACATGTAGACTGAATGGTCGTGGTGGACGGTTACTGATAATGTTTTTTCGTGTTTCTTTTTCCTCTGGTCGCCGCACTCAGGGCACTTGGCCCTGACGCTTTCCCCAAAGCCCAAGACGTAATCATCTATGGCCTGCATAAAGCGTTTGCCTTTTGGTCATTTTCGTGATAATTATGGAAACATCTAGTAATATACTAGGTACTAGGACAGTCCTAGCTTAGATACTTTCTAAGTTTAAATACTTAGATATATACCAGCTTAGGACAGTCCTAGAGGGTACGACTCCTAATGTTTCCTCCCTAACCCCGTGCACACACGGGGTTTTTTTACGCACAACCTGCAAGCTCTTCCACCAACATTCTCACCACAACACGTTGCTCGGTTTTGCTGAGCAAAAGCATTTCGTCGAGCGCATCCTGTAGCCCGAACGGGTAGCCGGCGATGTTGCAGTGTTTGAGGAAAGCGGGGGATTGCAGGTATTTAATCGCGTCAGCCTTGATCTGTGACTGATCGCTTATCAGGTCTTTGATGGCCTGACTAATCACCTTGGCATAAACGGTCTTGTAAATTCCAGACACTTATCACTGCCCTCGGGTCCTCTTTGTCGACCCCACCCCAGATTATGTGTTTTTCTTTGACCTGTCTATCATTCTTGTACACTAGTCCTTGCATACAATCTAATATCAATGACTCGTCGAGATCAGGCCGTCGACTAGCATAATATATCGTGATTTTTACCGCTACATCTTTTTCAAAAAGCGGGTCAACTTTTCGACACTGGTGCTCAAAGGACTTCACATAGTCAAGCGCTTTCTGAGATTTAATGAACAGTGGGCGACCTGTCTTGCTCTTAACTAGCCTACGGCTATTGGCTTTACTGCAAGGCTCACCGTGTATCGTTATGTTCAATATATCGTTTGACATTGCCCCTCTACCATTATTTACTTATCTACACCCAAGGCTAGGTTTCACGCCTGTGGAGTCGGTTAGCGCCGCCCCGATGGGTAGAAATGCGGCGCACCATTATCAACCGGAGAACATCCATGAGCAAGATGGGACGCTATGTTTACCGAATACAGGAACAAGAGGAACGTGAGCTTTATGACAATCACGATAGAGAAGAATGTGCCGATACCCCAACGCACCCGCTTGCCAGAGTTACCCTTTGGCGACATGGAGGTAGGAGACTCGTTCCTCGTGCCCCTTCAAATGCAAGACTCCCAAAGCGTAGCCTCACTACGGCAGAGGGTGTCGAGGTACCAGAGAGCGAATGACCCCAAGAGATTTAGCACTGTTAAGTCTGAGGGTGGCATGAGGGTGTTCCGCATCGCATGATTATCACTAACCAAACCAACTTGCCCGAACCTGTTTTTCTGTCGCTCACGCACAGTGATTACACCAAGGGCGACAGCAATCGGTCAGTGACTCAACTGATTGACTCCCCGCGTGTGCGCATACTGCGCAAGGAGCACGAGAGTCAGATCGTCGAGGACGCCGCAGATATGGTTTGGTCTGTGCTGGGCACCGCAGTGCACAAGATGTTTGAACAGCATGACGCAGACGGGCACATATCAGAAGAGAGGTTGTATGCAGAGGTGGACAACTGGGTAATCAGTGGCGCCATCGACATTCAGCGCTCCGAGGATGATGGCACCGTGACGGTGCTGGATTACAAGTGCACGTCAGTCTGGTCTGTGATTCATGGCAAGCCAGAGTGGGAGAAGCAACTGAACTTCTACGCATGGCTGGTTGAGTATTGCAAAGACGTGGAGGTCAAGTCTCTACAAATCGTGGCGGTGTTGCGTGACTGGCAACGCACCAAGGCAACGCTGGAATCTAACTATCCAGAGGCGCCTATTGTAGTCGTGGACGTGCCGCTGTGGAGTCAAGACGAGCGTGATGTCTATGTGCGCGGGCGCGTACAGCTTCATCAAAACGCAGAGTTTGATCGGCTCACTGGTGGCACACTGCCTCTGTGTAGTGATGAGGAGCGATGGAAGAAGCACGACTCATACGCCGTAATGTCTGGCACAAACAAACGCGCCACTCGGGTCTTTGATTCGGAACTGGCGGCGCAGGAGTTTATTGACAACAAGTCAGACCCTAAGTTCCACATCGAGTTCCGCGCTGGCAAGTGCACTCGGTGCGTGGACAACTACTGCAAGGTCGCCCAGTTTTGCGATCAATATCAGGAGGGCGAGTGAACCCGCTTACAACAGATCCTGACTTCTACCGCAAGGTGGTAGGCATGATGCAACAATCTAAAAACAATCTAAGAATTAACATCAACGGAAACACACTGTCGTTTTGGTTAAGTGGCAAGCACATTGGCGATATGAATGGCGCTGAATTTTACAAAATGACAGTCAACGAGGTGTGGAAACAACTAGGAGTAAGTAATGAACAAAAGAAAAACTGGCTCATCTGATGAGTTTTATATTGGTGTTATCAAGCAGGTACACAACGGGCCTGTGCGGGTGGTGTCTATGGCGGCATCCGATATCGAAGAGGCGAGAGAAAAATGCAACCGTCTCTGCTACCAACTGACGCCCGACGCAGGGCAGGTTGAGAGGGAGAAGGATCTCGACCCCAACACGCGGTGGTTTACGCTGACCGTCGTGAACGTGGATGACATTCGCACCGTCGAGGGGCTGAGTGTTTCCATGAAGGTTGTCCATGACAATAAGTATGGCAACCAGCCAGAGCCTCCCCCTCCAGTCCTCAAGCTAATCACGCACACAGCGCGGGGTGAGGCATGAGCGCAAAGCACACATATCAGTCGGTATGGGAGAAGCTACAGAAGATCGACTGTAACGACAAAAAGAAAACCAAGAATGGATTGAGCTATCTGTCTTGGGCATGGGCATGGGGCAAGCTGATGGAGCACTACCCAGAAGCGACCTATGAGTTTTTTAATGAGTGCCGTGATGAGTTTGGGCACGTCGAGGTGTGGTGTCGCATCAAGATTGGCGAGCTTGAGCGCATCATGTGGTTGCCCGTGATGGACTACAAAAACAACGCCATCAAAAACCCTGACCTGCGCAAAATATCAGACACCCGTATGCGCTGTCTAACCAAGTGTATTGGCATGTTTGGGCTGGGCCATTATATCTATGCAGGCGAGGACCTGCCTGACGGGCCAGATAATGATGAGCCCACAGAGCCAGAGCCACCCAAGCCGGCACCCAAGAAGAAGGCGGAGAAGAAGACGCCGCCGCCTGCTAAAAACAAGTCAGAGCCAAAATCAGAGACGGCACCCAACACCATTGCCGATGCTGATGAAGCCGCAAACGCTGTCACCTTCTTGATAGACACGGTGGATAACTTTGCCTCGGAGTCTCTGGTGCAACTGCGAGACTTCTACCATACCAACAAGGCGCTTATCGACCAGTTGGATACACAATTCCCTGAGCAATACGCTAAGTTGAAAGATCACCTTAGTGCACTCAAAGCCAAACTACAGGAGGAAGCGGCATGAGTAATGATAAGTACCCCAAGACTGAGGGTGGCCTGTACAAAAACCAGTACAAGAAGGCCAACAACCACCCCGACTGGACCGGCAATGCGAAGATATCTTCTGCGCAGATCAAAAACATTATCGCGATGGGCAAGGCTGGCATTGAACCAAAGGTCAAGCTGGCGGCATGGAATCGCAAGAGCAAGGAGGATGGCTCAGAGTATTTCTATCTCTCAATCGAGGCCGCGTTTGATGAGTCCAAGGTTTCTGCGCCGCCTCAGCCTGACTACTCAGAAGTAGTGAGCGCACCTGAACCCATCTCCCAGCCAGAAGATGACTGGCCGTTCTGATGATTAGAAGCAAGCCCATGCTGGCCGGCGCAAAGGGCCAAGGTTGTGTGAACTGCGGCGCCGCTGATGGCACCGTGGTCGCGGCCCACTACACCGGCTTGCGTGGTCACTTGCTTGGGAAAGGTAAAGGCATCAAGGCCCACGACCTGATGGTGGCTGACCTGTGCTTCAAATGCCACCACGCATTCGACGTGGACTATGACGGGTCGAGTTTCGAGAAAAAGATAGACCTCAGCGAGCAGTTTTTATACTTGGTTGCGCGAACGCTACTGCGCCGCGTAGAGCAAGGCATCATTACCGTTAAGGGATATGAACCATGATTACATACAATCCACTACTCCAACTGGAGCGGAAACGAACACGGCAGAGAGCCATCAAGGCGATGTGCGCTCACTGCATGGGCTGTACCAAAGATCACATAGAACCGGGGTTTCGCGAATGTGTGCGCAACTGCACCTCAGTGAACTGTCCGCTTCATTTCTACCGACCATATCAGGACAAGGAGATCAGTGATGCTGATACCGATACCACGCACTAAATCAATTCAGCTACTCAACACGTTTCAGTATTTATCGTCTGCTTTTCCAGAAAAGCTTAAGGAGCTAGTTGACGTAAATAAGGTATCCGCTGAGGGTGTGGTCATTGAGATCAAGCCCATGAAGGCGGCTCGCACCAGACCGCAGGAGAACTACTACCGCAAGTGGTGTGCTGAGTTTGCTCGTTTCTGTGGCATGACGCCAGATGAAATGCACGAGGAAATGCTGTGCCAGTGCTATGGATCTACAGAGCACGCCACCAAGTTTGGCCTGCGCAGGCGCCCAGCAAAGCGAAGCTCAGAGACTAGCAAGACTGACTACTCTGAACTTATTGAGACGTTGTGCCGCATAGCCGCCGAGGTTGGGTTCTACGTTCCACCCGCAGAGGAGGGGCGCCGTGAGTAGCATAAAGGTTGTATTGGAGGGGGATGCCTACCGTGATCTGGTGGTGTCGGTTGATGGGTTTATCGAAGAAATGGCAGTAAGGCTGGAGGACATTGAGGCCACGGTGGCTGATATCCAAAGGATGATGCTTGAGCAACAGGCTGATGTTTCGTTGATTATGAAGAAGGTAGGTGCCAGCGGAATACTGGCGGCGGGGGCGACACATGAGAAGAAGGATTAGGGATCTTGGCGAGCACTGGTTCGCGCTCTCGGTGATTACTACAATCACCCTGACAGCTATGCTGTTTGAGCTAGCTGATAAGCTGGACTAGTGGACGGTCTCGTCTCCGTCCTCGTAGGGCGCCATTTCGTATAAGCATGCCATGTGAACTGCCGCCGCCATCATGCCGACACTCTCGGCGGTGGCGTTGGTGGTGCACTCAAATGTCACGTCACCATCTTTCGTTCTGTACATAAGAACTACGGACGACAGCTCCTCTGCTAGTCCTGTTGACTCGTCAGTGATAGCGGCGACAAAACCCTCCAGCATATCGCTGACTTCTTCCCAGACCGCAGGCTTCTTTGTAAGCGTTACAATCTTAGTCATTTCGTGGTCTCACTGTGACACGGTGAACCTCGCCATCGGTCTTGTCGTAGGTGATGACCTTGGCACCGCGCTGGCTGACATATCCATGTGAACTGGCGTAGTTGTCCCGAGCCGCCAGAGTGGGGTGTTGCTCTATCGTGGCGCCTGCGTCATCAAGAACTCGCTCGTGATGTAGATGTCCGCAGTGTATGTAAGCGTGCTCGCACTCACCCCATATCTTTCTGAAGCGAGGCTCTGACGCAAACAGTTTTTGTAGCTGGGCCATCCTCATCTTGTGTCCGTGATGGAAGCCCAACATGATCTTGCCGTGCTTGTAGGCGTAGTACGGGAACTCGTTATCAATCACCTCGACGCGGGGCTCGTCCTCAAACCTGTGCTTGATGAACTTGCGCATCCACACGCTGGACGCGAGATCGTGGTTCCCTTCTGCCTGCACTACTATCACCTTCCCAAACTTCTTCAGCATAAGCTGTACCGCTTCGGTCATTACGCTGATGGCCAGCTCAACAAGTTTAGAGTAGCGGTCGTCCCCGGTGAGGTGGTGCCCGGAGGTAGGCGTAACCTGAACAAGTCCATCCCAGTGCAAGAAGTCGCCGAGCTGGTTAAGAATCCCTGTGCCGGACCTTGGGCTTGCTGATATCATGTCATTAACAGCGTTGAGGAATACGTCCCGCGCTATCTTCACGTCCCAGTCATCGCCATCGGACACTCGCCACGCCTTCATTCCCAAGTGGAAGTCAGTGATGGTCAGTAGTGATGCTAGGTTTTCGTCTGGATTCGCGGGAGGCTTGGTGGGCTTGAACTTCGGGAGTGCGGTAGCGGCCTTCTCCACCGCGTCCAATAGTGCCTGCACCCTCTGTTGTTCGTCTGTTGCCGACTTGACCCACTGGCCTGTAGGCTTGCCTTCTTCGTTGTAATAGGTGGATACGCCCTTGACCTTGTAGCCCTCTGGCACAACATGAATCATGTCGTGTTCTGGACTGTATCCCCGCTTGGCCGCATTGCTCTTCATCCGCTGTATAGCGCGATATACATTGCGCTCTGCGATGCCAAGGTTCTTAGCTACTTGCGTCTTACTTAGTCCGTCGTCGAGAAGTGACGCCACAGCCAACTGCGCGTCGCTCTCAGCAAACTGAGAATACTGCATTCTATGCCCCCGCTAGAATGTAGACTTATTGAAACACCCTTGTCATTGGCCGGTCTGCCGCTTTCTCTAGCTCAGGCACTATGGCAAGCAACTTGTTTGTAAATGCGTCCAGCTCTTCCAAGCGCTCTCGCTTTACATCTGCTTCAAGGTCAGATCGAATTATCGCTTGTCTTTGTTTGCGTATCTTATCAAGTCTCTTCTTGAGACTGTATACCGGACCCTTCACCTCTACCAGCGTGCCTCGGGTAGCAATCAGCTTGTTCAGGTCATCTATTCGACCCTCTTCGCGCAGGTCTTGCATGGTGTTGTATGTTCTCTTTACGTCATTGTAAAGATCATAAAACTGATCCCGCAGTCCGGTGCCCTCTGGTCCGCGCAAGAAGCGTCTTAACACTGGGTAGTCATAAATAGCGGCTGACGGAAACTCTGGTGACGTAATACTGACACCCATATTTTTCAGGCTATCAACTACATCTGGGTCTCGAATGACTCTATCTGTCCAGTCAAGGACGTAGCCTCCGATTGTTCCTGTGTACCCGCGCATAACGTGGTCAATCTTCATGGGAGAAATGTCAAGCGCGTCACCCATGAATCGCCCAAGCTCGGACGTGTAATCCGTGGCCTGCTCTTCTGGTAGCTTGCCAGTCATCCATACCGGGACGATCGGCCTTCCTGTGTAACTGTTGTGATTAACAGACGCCTCAAGCAATGGGGCAAACGCCTGTATGCCAAAGATCGGGTCAAACTCCAAGGTGGAGGTGACGCCGCGCTTCACTGTCTCAAATGCTTGTCGGGATGTCCTTTCGCCGTATGTAACGTCAAGGAGCATCTCTGGTATGGTTTTGAATATCAGACCAACCTCAAACGGGATAGGCAGTTTGAGAACCATGTCGTCCAGCGGTATCAACCAGTTGTTGTCTCGCTCCTCTGGGCTTGCCTCTTTATACTCGTCCTCATCACTGACAAGGGTCCAGTACAGGGCAGTCATAGACCCAAGTAGTGCGCCTCGCAATGCGAACGACAGCGCCGCTCGGCTACGCCCGAGATCCGTGTTGGCATTGTTGGTGCCAATGGCTCCGCGATACAACACGTCAAGACCCTGTATTCTGGCATTGAGGAATGGGATTGCGGCTGTAATCGCCCGCATTACTGGGTTACTGCCACGCCTAGAGAAGTTAAGGACTTCTTGGGCCTGAAAATGCGCTTCCGCTTCGTTGCCCGTTCTGCTGTAAACATCATTGAATACAGCCTGCCTAGTTGCGGCGTCCGAACGAGTCGTTGCCCGACCGAGAAAATCCCACATGCTCTTAAACATGTTGACTTGCAGTCCGCTCTTGTTGCGTCGTGCAAATTCTTGGTCAAACAGCTCGTCTACCCTAGACTCGCCACTAAATATATTCTGGCCTACAGAGAAGTCATAGCCGCCAACGACACCCGTCCTCTCCAGATTGTTGACATCCTTCAAGAATCCGCGAGTGGTGTCGATCAGCGGAATGAAGTTTGCGCCGGACGTGACAAACGCAGAAAGGCTATCTCTGAACATGTTAGCGAGCATGAACCCCGGTGATCGGGTCACTGTTTCTCTTAACAAGTTAGAAAATGGACCGAAGTATGTTCGCGAGAAGTCCTCGATACCAGTGCTGTCTATCGCCTGCATTGATTCGTAAATCAGCGGGTCGTGTATCTCAAAGCTAACGGGGCGCCCCGCAACCTTGAATGTGACAACGCCGGGGTCGTTGCGGCGATTATTTGATACCTGAGTGGCAAGCTGTAGCTTCTGCATGTCTCTGGCGATTCTCTGCTGAGCCACGTTACGCATGCCCATATCAATCGCCGCTGAGGTGTTTTTAACAATCGCCTCAACAAGAGGCACGTTAATAGCCTTATCGCTTCCCTTGTATGCGCGGAACGAGCCGAGCTTGGTGAGATCACCGAACACTCCGTGGGTCACACTGCCAACTTTAGCTGTCTTATCTAGGGCGCGATAGAAGGGTATGTAGTCAGAGGCTTCTCTCCAGCTAACAGCGGTTTCTTCAGACAAAATGCCTGTGTCTTGGAGGAACTGGATGACCTTGTTGTTGTATGCTTGCCAAACGTCGTACCACTCCTTGATGGGGTTATATCCGTTGACATCCGTGTACTCGGCAACGGCCGCCTTTACATCATCTATATCTTTCTTGGATACCGGAGTCGGCTTGCCTTCATCGTTGAGGCGCTTGCCGCGCATCGCGATAGCATAAGATTGAGCCAGTCTGCTCAAGTCCCCATGCTCTTTCGTGCGCAGTAAACCGATCACGTCGATGAGACCGCGATACTTTTTGCCGTTGTGGCTGAAGTCAACGACCTGCGTGAAGCCCTGCTTGTACTGGGGCACCCCGTCCTTGATGGCGGACGCTGTAACCCCACGAGACCTGTCGGCAAACAGGACAGACGCTATCGCACTGGTGTCAGCCAGATAATCTTTAAAATATCTTTTGTGTAGTTTCTCTAGTCTGGCGTAACGATTGACTGTGGCCTGCTTGGCCTTGGTGAACTGGTAGCTCAGCGCACTGTTCTCGCCAGTCGCATCCATGAATTCCTTCATGGGGTCAGCCGCTTTGGGCCTATCTGCGGTAAGGCTATTGATGACTCTGGTGGCGGTTGCGCTGTACTGCGGCTGTCTTGCCTCTAACACGTCATCAGCAATGAGTGCCGAGTCCGGGTTCCTTGCGATGTATTGCGCGTCAGGTGACGCCTTGGTGCTATATAGGGGGACGTTATATCTTGAGTCTAACGCCTCTTCTGCGTTTTGCTGGACGACCTGCTCTACGCGACTCGGGTCAAGCTGGCGCCGCGCAAGCGGCGCATCCTCTACTACTTCTTCGGCGGCTCTTGCCGCTTGCTCTCCGACTTGAATCGGTTGACCGCTTGCTTCCCGACCTCCATAGCGAGATCCTCTAGTGTTTTCGATTTGCCTTTCGGTGAGTTCTGATATTGTTTCATTCGTTGACGCTCCAGAGTATCCGGCCTCTTTCGCCGCGTTAATCATGTAAAACCAGCGCATCGCTTGCAGGGTCGCAGGGTCTGCCTTGTAGCCGGCAACTTTCTCAAATTCTTCTGAGAACACCTTGCTGAAGTCCCTAAACAGGCGACCTTCCTCTACAGTCATCGTAATGCCTGTATTGGTGTCATACATGTTATCAAAATAACTGCGTATAAATCTAGCCTCCCAGACATCAACAGTCTGGTACCGGCTGTCTCCCATGAGATTTAGGGTGTACGCCCCCAGCTTCGGCCCCAAGAAAAACATTCTGGGGATAAGCTGATTCTTGTCTGGCGCCTGACCAGTGGCATCCTCAACAAGACCTCGTATGTCACCCTTCTTGTCTACGCCGGCATAGCCAAGGCCCTTCTTGAATGCCTCCAGCTCCTGCATCGTCACAGGCTCGCGCAGGAAGTCGAGCGCCGCCTTCAGGCTACCCTTATCCCTGACAATTTTATCCAAAGCCTTCATCGACCGGGCCTTTCCGGGCGCGGTGAGAGCTGAGATTGTGTATGGCGACTCAGCTACAACAGGATTGCCTCTTTCGCTGATGCCCATCTTGATGGCATCAAAGTTGCCGTCTCGCTTGTACAGGTCAAACGCCTTGATTGCGTCCCCAACATTGGAAGCAAGCGATGTTCCGGGCGAATTGACGCCATTCAGGAACTGGTACAGAGCGAACTCTTCATCCGAAATGGGACCGTACTCGGCCTCCAGCGATGCCCGAGTGGCCCGCATATCTTCGCTGTAATAGTCGTTGTACTTTGGGTTGTTTTTGACCCATTCTTTCAGGTCTTTGACAGCTCGTTTTGCGGCAACTCTCAGCTTGTTAGCAGGAACCGTGCCGCCCACCTCTGTCATCAGCGATGGCCAGACCTTGCCAAAGAACTCTTCCTCGGTACTGAACCTTACCCCGTCGTGTTTCTTGCGGGCTCGGGCCACAGCGTCTGTGATAGGGGTGCCGGTAGCTCTACGGCTGAACATGATGTCATCTTCATACCGCATACCCTCGGGTACGCCAGAAGGATCAAATTCAGCATACACACCCTTGATATCGGAGGGGTCAAACACTGCAATACCAGTGATTGTGCCCCTAGCGCCCCTGTTCTCTACATCAAGGTACGAGTCAAAGCCCGCGCCCTTAATGAATGGAGCTAGTTTCTCAAGATCCTCAAAGTTGAGCGCCTGCTTGCCACGGCCCGCTCTAGCCGACAGCCTGTTTTCCGCAAAGCGTTGGAGTGTGCCTGAGCCAGCCTTGTCAATTACCTGTCTCGCCCTCTCTACAGCAACGTCGCCGGATCTGAGTATGTCCTCTTCCGACAAGTCAAATACATTAGGACCTCTACTTAGGTCTGACGCTATCCTGTGGCCTTCTCCGTCCCTGCCTTTTTCGATGTCCCGGCGCACGACATCTACCATTGACTTGTCAAATGGATCGAAGGTATTGCTTACGCGCAGAAAAACAGGATAGACAGTGCCGGCCTCATCTTCTCTGGAGATAAGTGGCACGAACTTGTTTGCGAAGTCTGGGTTTCTGGTGAAGTGGCCTGCGATTAGACCCTTGACGGTTGGTATCTCTGAGCGAAACCTTTGGATATCGGGCGACGCTGTGCCGTGATAATAAACAGTATTTGTGTCGAAGCCCTGCTCTTCCGCCCTAGCCAGCCTGCGACTCATCATCGCCTCGTCAATGACTGGCTGATCCGACGTGTCACCCACAACCCTTCTGGATGTATCACCCACGCCAAATGGGACGCCTGTCTGGAACCCGAGAACCTCGGCAGTCACGCCACGCTCAGGGATGACGCCCGCTTCTCTTTCCACGGCTGTCTGGGTGCGAACAACGCCTCGCTCTCTGCCTCCCACCTCGCCAGACTTGACGGCCTCAACCAGATCGGCAAACGAGTTGATGTCCTGCTCTTGAGAGAAGCCAGCGAGCCGCTTAAACAGATCAACGATCTTGTTAATCATCTGGCGGATCTTGCCGCTAGGCTTGGTCTGCCTCCCGTCAATGACGACGCCATCGGTAAGGGCGTCACGAATCATCTCAGCAATCGCTTCTTCCTGTATCTCCACAGGAGACCTGTCTGAGTATGTTGTAGACGCCCAGTTTGCGTAGGTTACGCCCGCGTCTGGCTTTGCGTACTTCCTGCTGACCCGCTCAAGCAAGCTGAACTCTTTTGCTGTAAACAAGTCAAGACGACGCAGTGCGTGCACAATCTCGTGGTTGAGCACATCCGCGATAGCCTGCTCGTAGGAGGCGCCGGCTTCAACCTTTGGCCTGATGGCATCTAGGCTGACCTGTATTAACCTAGTCAGCGGGCTAAAGTTGCCCTCAACAATGTACGGTCTACCCTCTTCTGCCGCCTGCGCCTGCTCTTCTCGGGCTCTAGGATCTGGCGCAACAATGACATTGCCATCCGCGTCATAGGTGGCCCTGCCAACCTGATCGACCAGTCTTGCGGTGTAATCATCAGCCAACCCAAACTGCTTGAGCGCCGCTCTGAGCTTTTGAGCCACTTCGGTTTTGTCTGGATCATAAGGAACAAGGGCTTGTTGGGGGGCGGCAGGCTCTTCTGGTGTAACCGCTTCTTGCTCAACGGTTGTCTCAGCTTGAGGTGCATCGGGAGCCGGAAGCTCTTGTGCCGCATCGTAATAGGCTTGTGTGACCTGCGCTCTGGCGGGCACGACCGCTTCGGGTGGTGCAGGCCCCTCTCGGGACATAGCAATGGACTCGTCCAACGATACAGTGGGCACTTGTCCGGCCTGAGCCTGCTGTAAAGTCAGGCTGATCTGCTCTATTTGTTTTTCTTTTTCTTCCAGCTCCCGCTTCTTGGCCTGTATCTCAGCGCCTTTGCCACCAAAGTAAGTGCCGGCGTCAGGGGACGGCTTAAACTTGCCATTCTCGTATTGCGCAAACTCATCAAACTTGTTCAGAGCATCGTCGATGTCCTGAAGCACTTGATTGGCAGAGGGTCTAATCGCATAGAAGCCATTGTCTGCCAGCATCTCACCCATTTCGTCAAACGAAAGACCGCCATTCTTAATAACTCTGTAGCGGCCTGTATATGGCTTGGGGTTCCTAGATGCCTCTATGCCGTCTTGACGGGCAAGCTCGGTGTCAATACCGCCTAGCTTTGCCACCGCAGTAAGCAGGTCATCCTCTACGGTCACGGGCGTGCTAAATTTGCGCGCAGAGATTGTTTCAAGGTCTTTTTGGTCCCGAATGATCTGCGCTTCTAGGGCATTGGACTGTGCCGCAAGCCGACGTGACGTTCTCGCAAGATCGTCTGCGTCAAGCTGATACGCTTCGGACAGGGGGGTGATTGTTTCGGAGGGCGGGATCTGGCGCTGACTCTTTGCGGTCAGCCGGTTAGCAACTTCCTGTCGCTTCTGCTCATCCCTAATGACGGGACCATACTCGACGCCATCGGCGGTGATACGCTCTTTGGATGCGTCAAAGGTGGCGCCCATTGGCATGTTTTGACCGAGCCGCGTGACAATCCGTCTTGCGACCCGCTCCGGCGTGGCCTGCTCAACATCCAAGCCATATTCTGGCCGTGCTAGGTCTTTGCCGTATCTGTAGCTTTCTATTAACTGCTCAGAGCGACCGGGAACAACCATGCCCTGCTCGGCAACTCCCTCGGTAGGCGGCCCAACTAGCTCCGCCTCTACACGCTCAGCTTCCTGCGCTAACGCGACTTCCTGTTCCTTGAACTGCTCAGCCTTTTCTTCTTCGCGGACCCTTGCCTCGCGCTCTGCCTCGGCCTCTTCTGGGGTGGGCTCTTGTATTTCCGGCGGCGCATCAGGGGCCTTGCGCTTGTACTTACCTGTGGCAAGACTGAACGCGAAATCAAATATACCACCAGCGCCGGCGCCAACAGCAAAGTCATCAACAACGCTTGAGGCAATTTCTCTGTCTGGGTCATATATAGATGACGCGGCTATGTCTCTAGCGATGCCGGAGACAGCTTCCTGAGTACCTTCCGCAAAGCCTCCAGCTACTGCTGAGCGCAATCGACGCATCAGGACGCCGCCTTCCGGCGTGTCCTCAAAGCCTTTGGGCAGTCCTCGCAGTATCCTGAACGGGACACCAGCTACTTCCAAAGCGCCGATAGCAACATCTGACGCTTTGGCTAGGTTCTTCTGTGTCTCGGAGATTTCAACGCCACGCTCCATTGCCTGCTGACGCTCTTCTGCGCCAATCGCCAGTCCCTGAGCCGAGCCGATGCCACCAGCTAAAGCAGTCTGTGCGCCTCGCCCCACGGTTGCTAGTTTCGCCAGACCTAAACCGGGAACCATAAAGGAGCCAATCTGACCTATGGCTTCACCGATAGCCGCTACATTGCTGTCATCGTAGTCAGGGTCGTAGCCGAGCGTATCCCTGATTGTTGCGTCAATTTCACGCTGGGCATCTACCAGCATCTCATCATCAACACCGGGGATAAGCTGGCCGGCACCTGTGACAGTGCTGGTTAGTCCTCGCACTAAGCCGCCGGGAATACGGCGCACAGCCTCCCCAACTGAGCCGAGCACACTGGTAGGCTCATACGCAATGGCGGGGTCTAGGCTGTACTGCTGAACAGCATAAGACAGGATATCTTGATCCAGTGCTCCCTCTGGATGGTCTACATCAATGACCTTTCCATCAGGGGTGTTTACCTGAGTTACCGGCATCCTGCGGTCCCCTACCGTCTAATGCTAAAGCCAGAGTAATCACCTGCTCCGCTGGGGGGCGGCATAGCTGGGATGTCTGTCACGCCAAATGCGGGCCCATAAAGTGACAGATACTCATTCATCAGCCTATCAACCATCGCCTTTCTTTGCTCTCCAGTCAGCATGCTTTCGCCCATGGCCGCTTCAACGAGGGAGCTGGCTGTCCTAAACAGCTCGTTTCTGCCAATTCGAGCAGACTTTTCAAGCTCATTTCCGTATCGGGTCTTAATAACTTCAAGCTGGTCGTAGAACTGCCTGCTCTTTTCTTCTCTGGAGAGGTCCTCGCGACCCGCCTGATACTCAGCCAAACGCTTCTTCATCTCCAGCGTTCTGGCGTCTTGCATGCCCTTAGTGGCGGCGGCTCCAGCGGCAGATATTCCCTTTGACAAGTCACCACCAGCAATACCGGCACCTAATTGCATCAAAGCGTTAGCCTGCGCCATTCGCCGAGAGTCGCCAATCAGGTCGCTAAGATCAAGTTTTGGATCACTTTCGTCCGTGTACAAGTCTGCGGCAAGATCAACAATCCCAGTAATTGGAGGTGCCGTCTCTGTTCCCGGCTTGTCATCCGTAACTTCCGGAATATCTACGTCGGGCCGCATAGGCGGTGTCACTGGAACATCGTCGCCCGTCGCCACAGAGGGGAATATGCTGGTAGCGAAGTCAAAAGCCTCGCCCCCTACTTGCGGGATAGACTGCTTCTGTATGGCGCTTACGCTTTGCACCTCTTTGCCGCCTGCTGGCTTAACATCCTCATCACTAGACCCAAAAATCTGCCCCAGAGTCAGGGGGTCATCTGTAGATCCTGTGACGAGCTGATCCAGCATATTCGCCGCTCCGGCAATCGGAGGGAAGTTGGCAATGTCCTGCAACACCGCAGATCCAGTTGCGCCAGCAACGGTAGGTATCTCACGGAAAAACTGGCCTATCCCCGCACCGATCCCCTGATTCTCATAAACATCCCTGATTCTTTGAGTTGCCTCAATGTCAGCTTGACGGATTGGCGCTACACTGCGGCTAACGTCATCGACTATATAGTCTTGAGCATTCCCCAGATAATTTCCGGCAGAGTCGACAGCCGAATCTATGTAGCTTCCAGCAGAGTCGATAGCGCCCCTCATCTCAGCTATGCCCCTACCAACCATGCCGCCATCAGGCGACGACTTGGGGATCATTCCGTACATGCCCTGCAAGCCTTGACTCACAGCAGAGTCAATGTCGCCCATTGCGCCAACATCAATACCGCCGGGAACCGCTCTGGGTGGTCTCATGCCGGCTGGTGGGGACGGGAGAGCAGGCATTTGCCCCATTCCCGCAGGCGCAATCATGCTGTAGTCGGGCATGTTCATCTGAGCCTCTCGCTTGAGGGCTTCATATGCTTCCTCAATAGAACGGCCTGTTGTTTGAGCCAGAATCTTCGCTTGCTCCAGCAATGGATCAATATACTCAACCTGAGCACCCATCAATGCCCCAGCTCCGGGCATGCTGGTAGAGCCGCCGTTAGCCATTCTCGCAATACCGCCCTGCGCCATGCCCATCGGGGGCATACCGGGGGACATACCTTGCGGGGGCATACCCATAGGTTGTTGAGGCATAGCACCCATGATACCTTCCTGCACGATCTGATCCTTTACAGATGGCATCGCTTCCTGTTGCTGTGCCTGATAGCGCTTGCGCATGTCCGATCTGCGTTGTATCTCAGATACGACCAGAAACTGCGGCATCTGGCCGCTGGGCATCTGGGCTTCCTGCATCAAGGCTTGGTCGGGCAAGCCTTTAATCATATCTTCTGCATCAAGGATGTTCATTTATTAGCCCCCGAACCCGCCTAGCGCGTTGTATAGTCCTACCCCTGCAATGCCAGCACCAAGAAGCTGTTGCGTAGTGCTGGGGGTGACACCGTAAGTCTGTGATACCTGTCCCGGCGCAATCGGCAAGCCCTGTAGCATAGAGCTATAGAATGCCAACTGCTCTTTCGGGAACGCCTGCTGACGCAGGAAGTCTGTGTAGCCAACGTCCAAGCCGCGCTGGGCCAGCTCTCTCTGGATCTGACCCGCTGTCTGCATCGCCCTGAGACGTTCCATCTCCTGCGCTTGACGCTGACCAACAAAGTCGCCAAGCATGCCTGCCGCCGCGAGCCTCTGCTGTCCACCTCCCAGTATCTGCGAGTAAGCGCTCTGGCCTAGCTGTGCCGCCGCTCTGGCTTGCCCCAAGTTCATGGCCTCTGCCTCGCGTCGAGCGTTTTCTGCCGCTACGCGTCCTGCCTGTTCGATCTGGGCCGCATCTAGGCCAAGGCGAGCCGCCTGCTGTCGAGCCTGCTGGGTAGCACCGTAGGCAGATAGGCCAAGCTCGGACTGAGCCCTGCGAGCCGCTTCGTTAGCCGCACGCTGTTGCTGGGCAAACGACTCAAGCTGGGCCTGTCCCGCACGATCCGCCTCAAACCCACGAACCGCCTGCTGGAACGCGGCCTGAGAGCCACGAGCCTGTATGTCACCGAGTTGATCTTCAAGGTTGCGCTGACGCTCGGCCTGCATGATGGCTTCGCGGTATCCACCGAGACTGCCGATCCCTGCGGCCTGTAGCCCCATCTGCTGTTCCATGATCTGGGACTGGCGACGAGCCTCTTCTTTCTCCCTATCCACAACAAGTTGCTGATAAGGGTCCATGTATTTCTGCAACACCGCTTGGTTAGACAGGGTGCCGGGGTCATAGCCAACCTGTCTTTGTCCTGCCGCGTACTCGCTGGCTATCCCGGTCGGGTCGTACCCGCTATAAACATCGCTGGCTTGAAGCCCAGAGACAAACGCCGGCTGTTCCTGCGCCCGCTTTGTCACCTCTAGCATGGTGGGTGTATATGATCCAGCTTCTTGAGCTACACGAGCCGCAATGTCACCTGCCGCAACTAGCTCATCTGGGGTGCCTGATACACCAAGTTGCTCAAACCGGCGCATCGCCTCTTGCTCTGCCGGTGCAAAATACTCAAGGCGCTGACCCGGATATGTCTCGTAAGGTACAGCGCTCTCATAACCAACACGCGCCAATAGGTCCCGGTAAAACGGTTCGGCAAACTCTGGTAGGTTTGATTGCTTTACCGTTGTCTCGGTAGGTTGGCTACTTCCGCCGCCGCCTTTGCTACCCATTTCTCATTCCTTTCTCGTAAAACGCCGCACACTTCTCAAAGCCGTCCTGCTTGAGAAACTTCCAAAACCCAAAGCGAGCGGTACCTTCGATACCGTCGCAGTCTGTCTCTTTGCCAAACAAACTGATTTGCTTCAGCATGTCTGAGTACCACTCGTCAAAACTAACACCCCCGAGGAAGTGCATAGCAAGACACTTCTTCGCAGGATATTGTGTGATTTCGGTGGTGAGTGCGCCCCAGATTTTTTCGTCATCAAACGCAATCCAGAGCTGGCTCCTGCCGTTGCAGAGAACCGCCAACAGATGCTCCATAGTCCATCTGCCGTGTGATGTTTCTACCGCTGGTTCTAGGTACTCCCTGATGTCTGGCCAAACGTCAAACACATGCTCGGGGGGTACTAGAGTGATTTTCATGCAGGCATAACTCTCTGTGCGTTAATAGCGGGGGGCTGTTCTGCTGTCCCGCCGCGTGCCATTCGCACTCGCTCAAGCATCCTGTCAAGCTCATCGGCGCCAGCATCAGAGCTACCATCGCCAAGATCAGATACGACATCGGCAGGGACAATGTACTCGCCCGGAGATACTGCTACCGGCTGAGAATCCCCAATCATTCCGGGTATCATATCATCCATGCCGCCGCCCTCGCCGCGAATCATGCCTTCATTTTGAGCGTCTGGCGTGACCATGCTAAGGATCATTTCCCGCACTTGCCCGAATACCTCGGGGCCATACTTGCTCAGGAACATCTGGATTATCTGATCTGCCTGCTCCCCTCCACCTAGCAAGGCAGAAGCAAGCATGCTAACGTCCTGTTCGCTTGGCGTAGCGGCAAACGCAGAGTCTACTTCAGCGATGCCGCCCGGAGCGGCCTGCATGTCACCCACAGATGTGGCCAGTGTTCGACCGCCCTCCTGCATCCGTCTGCGACCTCTGGCAGAGCGGCTTGGCGCGCTCCGTCGAGGTGCGGGCGCCTGCACCATTTCTGCGTCCACTAACCCAAGGCCGGGAACAAATACCTTCTTGCCATCATCGCTAGCGCGATAGTTTGTTGGCGTTGCCGGCGGTCTAACCGTGCTCACTGGAGCGGGACGGATAGCAGGCATCATCACTTCAGGCTCTTGAATCTGCGGAGGCGGCGGAGCCACGACCGGAGGCGGCGGAGGCGGTGGTCTTCTGGTCATCCTCGGCCTTGTTACCTCTACCGGCTCGATAGTCGGCATTGTCACTTTGGGGGGCTCAATCGCTTTAGGCGGCTCGACAATCGGAGGAGGCGGAGGCGCTATCACCGGAGGCGCAATAGTTTCAATCACCGGAGGTGGAGGTGGAGGCGTTACCACCGGAGACGTTACCACCGGAGGCGTAATCGGCTCAATGACCGGCGGTGGGGGAGGAGGCGTGACAACCGGAGGAGCAACAACCTCGTCTACACTCAGAGACAGATCACCAAGGCCGGACGGAGTGGGCGGCGGAGGTGGCGCCACATCAGCAATGCCCATTGTCTCAACGACAGGATCGGGTCGAGACGGGACTGCTGGTGTGATCCTCTCTTGGGCAGAAGCCTCTAGCTCTGGCGTAAGCGGCGCCTGTTCTTGTTGTGCCTCTTCCTCGCCGCGATCAGTGGAGCCTTTAAACGATGAGTCTGCAAGGCGCTCACCAGTGATATGGTGTGCCTCATATGTCTCGCCCGCATCAGGGTCGGCTACAAACGAGGCAGGCCGCTGAGACACAGCCTCATCAAACTGCTCGCTCGTGTATGTAGATGGTGAGTCACTTCTATTGTCCGCGTAGCCACCGGGGCCTCCACCGAAGCCCATTGAGCTTCGGTTTTCGTAGTCGTAGGCATATACCTTGTCGCCCACAATGAAGTAGTGCGTGCCCGTGCCACCGCCAAGACGCATGTAGCTAGAGCCTTGCTCCATCTCGCCTTGACCTTGTAGTTTCAGCAGGTCTTTTTCAGCCAGAGATGTCATGTCTGGGTGAACCCCGAAGATACGAGGCGAGCCACCCTCGCGCTCTCTGCGCTCAGCAAGCTCTTCCGCAGTAATGTTGTCGTAAATGCGTCCCGTCTCCGGGTCATACATCTTGCCTGATCCGTAGCGCCCCTCGTGATACGGCAGTACATTCGTCAGGAAGTCGTCGAGATCCATTGTCTGACGAGGATTAACCACGTCACCCCACATATAGTGGCGATATCCGTGGATAAAGTCGTCAACGCCCTCTAGGTCTGCTGGTGCCGTGGCATTAGCAAATCTCGGGTCGAGTGCGCTTCCGGGAGTGTCGATAGTTCCACTGGTTCCGGTGGTGCCGGTCGTTCCAGTGGTTCCAGTGGTCCCAGTGGTCGTTTCAGTGGTGGTCCCAGTGGTAGTGCTGGGATCAGGTCCGGGTGTTGTAGTCACGTCCGTGTCTTGATCGGGTGTCTCATCTATCGGATCTTGCGGTTTTGGCGTGGTGCCGCCGCCCTCCACAATCTCGGTCTCGTCCTCGCCTCTGGTATCGGGGTCGTCCTCAACTACAGGCGGCTCTTCGTCCACTACAGCTCCGGGCTTGTAGCTAGCAAGTGTTCGGTAATACTCTCTGAGTTGCTTGAGGTAAGCTGTCCGATCAAGGATCGGGTCGAAGTACGGATCTTTAGACTCCTCCACGCCCTCGACAATAGGTCTAAACGCCCGCGACGGAATAAATGGCGCATTCGGGTCAGCTTGGAAATACTGAAACTCTGGCTCAAATCCAGCCATGTAGTCGGTTGGCGGCGCAATCTTGTAGCCTTCTCGGAGTCCGGCTTGGATGGCCACGGGATCGATACCGCCTATATTGCCAACATAGCCGAATTGTCCAGATTCGCGAAGGGCTTGTTGGAGAAAAGGAACTTGAGGGTCCGCCGCTTCTACCGCGCCTATCTCACGCTCCCTGCGCTGGCGATAGACTTCCCTCCGGTTGTAGTAGCGCTCTAGCTGGGCCTGCTGTTCCGGAGTGAGGGGGTCTCCTCGTGACGCCGCCTGAAGCGCCTTGTACTCCATCGTATCTTCTGGATCTTGGCCCTTCTTGATGCCGTAGTATCCGGGCGTCAGAATATCAATGCCCTCGTCGTCCAGATAGGCAAACCTGTCAGTGACAGCGGGGGGCATGCGGGCGTTCTCAATCTCACCATCGGTGGCGTCGGTGCCCGCGCCGATTCCAGAAAGATAGCCGGAGTAATTCGACAAAAACTCGTCTAGGCTAACGTCGATAACCCCCGCCTCAGTCAGTGCTTTCCACATCTGCTGGAGGTTTAGAGCGGAGTATTGAGCGGTTCTGCCGCCTTCGGCCATTCCGGGCGCCGCGTAATCGTAGGTGCGTCGACTCATTTGCGAGCGGTATGGGCTAAAGCCTCGCGCCACCCCCGGTTGTGCCATCGCGTATGCTGACTGGAGGTCGCCGTATGCTTCTGCGCGAGTGGCCTCTCGCTCTTCTTCAAGCGCTCTGGCTTGATCGGCCATCATATCCTCGTAGTCCATCTGGGCAAGTTGCCCCGCCCCGATGCCGGTTGCCGCCACACTAGCCATAGGGCTCATGTTGTTCACGGCGGACATGAACTTATTACCCTGCTCAAACTGACCAAGTGCGGTGTCAACCTCCCCAAAAGTGCCCGGAAGGGGTGACGCAAATGCGGGTGCGGATGGCGCACCAAGCTGAGCAACATCCTGACCTGTTGACGCCGCTTGGCCGATAAAGTCCTGCGTTCCCGGTGCGAGTTCAGCTATCTGTGAGCCCACACCTGCCGCTTCCGCAACATAGTCAGTAGGCATGCTCGGCACAACATCTATGGCCCGCTCTATACCTGCCTCTAGCGTGCCTGCTGTGCCTTGAATGGCCTGTTGAGTTGCAAGCTCACTGCCGGTGGTTGCGGCATCTACTCCCGCCTGAGTGGCGGCTTCTGCGCCACCAGCAAACATGTCCCCGATACCGCCAGCAACACCGGCTGTGAGGCCAGAAATCAAACCCCGTTTCAAGTCGCCCGTGATAGCCGCTGTGCCAATACCTGTCAGTGCCGCTGTGCCGATAGTGCTGAGCCCCATGTAGCCACCCAAAGCACCCAGAGCAGGCGCCAACAAGGGCAGGAACGCTTCTGGTTGGCCCGTTACAGGGTTAATAGTGAGACTGCCCGTGGGAGAGAGTGATGCGATCCCTGCTACTTCTATAGGGTTCATGTGCACAAGCATGGTATCGCCGTATCGTCCATGCTGTGCCATCTGATCCATGAGCGGCTTTGCTGGGTATTGATTGTTCATTAGCTAGTCTCTACACCAAATAAGTTAAAGCTCATGCCTGTTCCGCTGGCATAAACCTTTACCACATCGTTTTGACCTAAAGTCAGACCTAGCACGGCAGACACTGTGTCGTTTGCTGGTATTGACTTGTCATAGTAAATAAACTGCTTGTTGTCAGCGCCCGCGTCGTTGACATGTATGCTGACGCGAACTGTCAAGGCGCCGCCCGTCCTGTTGCACATAACCAGTGAGCTACAGGTCGTCTGGTTCAAATCAGGCACCGTGTACAGCGTCGTCGTTGTCGTCGCGGCGGGATCAACCTGACCCAGAACGCCAATAATGTCAGCCATTAGACGCCCCCATCAGTAAAAACTGGAAACGCCTCATAGCCAACGATGACTGCTTGCTTGTCTTATTGCGGTTGGCGTCAACTTTGGCCTCAAGATCCTCAAAGCTGTTCTCAATGGTGCGGCGAGTAATCTGCTCATCTCTGGCAAGATACTCCAGCGGCGCCACCGGCAAGGGTCTTGTAGGCATTAACGTCTCCCGTCCGTTCTGATCCCGAGTCTTAACGAGCCCACTGACCAGCCATACCCAAGACCGCTAGACTCGATACGGATAATCGACTCACGCGATCTAGCCCTGACATGCTCCTGCTGTGAAGAGCTGGTCACGGTGGCCGTTGATAGCGTAGTGGGCGTCTCCAGCGGGAAGTTTCTCCCCTTGAACACAATATCAATGCTCGCATTGGACTGGTTGCCAAGCAGGGTAAAGTCTGGAATTACCCTGTTAATCATCATCAACGAGTCTCCGTCGCCGATACCGATATCCCCTGACTCGACAAAAGCAACCAGCTCTGCGCCATCTGCGTCATACCCTATCTCGTGGCTAAACAGGTAATTGGTTAGCACGTTCTCTACATCATTGGATGCCGCAATCGGGTACTGATGCAAGGAGGCGTTGAAGTACGCCCCGCGCTCCAGCGTGCCCACGGCCCACACATTCTCGACGTAATTAAACGAGACATAATTCGTGATGTCTGTATCGCCGTGACCTACCGGGTAATACCACGTTACCTCTGAGTAGTCAGGGTTGGTGGTGGCAAATACTTTGTAAATCTGGTCTTTGTTCAGGTTGTCAAACACATAACGCTCGACAGCGCACGGCAGTCTTTGCACGGCACCACGGTAGATATAGAAGCCACCGGGGTCCATGAAGTACATAGTGTCACCAGCAACCACTGCTGACTTGGGCGACGCAAACGCCACATTCTCCGCCACTGGCGTGAACGAGAAGATGAACGGTGCCCCCACAAAACGCATGGATACCAACCCGTTGTCGGTGCTAATCAGGATCTCTTGACGAGTCTTTACGGCACCAACAATCGCTGTCCCCACTGACAGCACCTGACCACCCGCAGAATTGGTTGCGGTGGGCGTCCAGTTTACGGCATTCTCTTGGTCCGACCACCTTACCAAGAGAGGGTCAAGGTCAGAGCCACCGATGGGGTTTGCGCCAAAACAAATCACATGACGATCAATGTCCGACACCATAACCTGTAGCGCCGCCGTTGGGGTGTTGCTGGCCCCAGATAGGCTACCAAGCGATACCGCTCGGGTGCCGACACCAGATGACTTGTCCCAGAAAAAGACCCCACCAGCTCTGGGGTTAAATATCAGGTCATCTGCAAACGCATCCTGACTGTATAGGCGTAGCTGGTTGGCCGCGCTAAGCGCTGTTGTTGAGCCCCAAGCACCACTACTCCACGGGCCGACACCCCAGCCGGTAGAACCGACATAGGTGTTCAAGCCTGTGTTGATCTGATATGCGGCTGTGACAGAACCGCCGCCATTACCAGTATCGCTTGCGTTCGCCGTGACCGAGGCGCCGCTCGTATCAACAGCAAGAATCGCGTAGGTGTTTGCGGTCAGTACCGTCTCAATCTGATACTCTTGATTGAGTACAGCCGCTGTGATATTGCCGCCAAGCGTTGCGGCTCCAGAGAACGTAACAAAATCGCCGGTCTCTGCGCCGTGTGATGTATCGGTAATCGTGATCGTCGATGATCCATTGGTTGCGGCAAATGTCGCGGCATTTGTCGTTGTCGCCCTAATCGGCGTGACATCATTGACCACGCCACCAGACTCAATATAAAACTTCAGGTTTGTGCCTATCCCGAGAAAGGCAGTACCATCTTTGGAGCCCCAGTCCATGAGAGACCGGCACACACCCTTAATCACGTCTGCGGTGTATTTTTCCCAACCACCAATTTTTTCGACGCGACCCTTTCTGAACCTTATCTTGTCTGAGTCAAACCACCCAGAATCTGTCGTGTACTGGGTGCCTTCCTTGTCAACACCCGGATTGAATGCGATTTTCGATAGTGGCATCTCTTCGCCTCAATAAGTCCAAAGCACCGGCTTCGTTGGTCTAATGTCCACATGTACAAATGTCTTTGCGACGCCTATCCCGCTAAAACCCATAGATAGAGCATTCCTAACCAGCGTCATCCTATCTGCACCATTCTCAACCCGTATGTCTGCGGCGACGCCCCTCGCGTGGGCGCCGGGACCATTAGGCTTGTCTCTTTCAGCGCTGTGCTTAGCCGAGCGATACCCAGAGGTGATAGCGAATGGAAAGCCGCACGCCTCGCGCAGTTGATCTAGCGCGTACAGGAACTCAGGCTTCATGTCATTTTCGCCCGTCTCAGAGCAGTCAAACTCTGACAGGTCAAAATACTTGTAGATCATTCCTTCCTTCCTGAACTCAAAAACAATCCAAATGACGCGGTAAGGGTGCCGGTCATTACAGACACTAAAGCCGCCTGCTCTGGATTTGGATCAGGAAGATCCATAAACCAGTCTACTACTTGATAAGTCATAATTAGCATCGTAATCATCAGCATGCGCGGGATGATTCTCAGCTTCTCAAGCTCTTCGATCATTGTTGCTTCTTGAGCTTCATCAACTTGTTGGCGCCGCGAATACCAAAGCTGGCACTGACTGCAAGAAACAGAAGATACTGATACCAATCAGGAAGAGTATCCAGAGCGACAAAGCTGTCACGAACACGATCAGCAACACTGGGATCATTAACCACAACAGAATATCCAAGGCAGAAGAGAGGCACAGCGAGCACCAGCGTCCAAAACTCATCCTTCCAGCTTGATCCGGAAGCGATAGCCATCTTGGTTTCCCAGTCTGCATCATTCTGTATTACCTGCATTCGCGCCTCGTGCTTGGCTTGCGATTGCTCTTTTTTGTTATTGAGATACCCCCCAATCAAGCTGGTAATCGGGGATATCAACGCCTGCCAAGCCATTACTTGTCAGCCTTGTCGTCGAGCTTTTCAAGGATCTTATCCAGCTTGTCCTTGATATCTTTGATCTCGCGATCATGCGCTTGCCTTGCCATATCGGTCTCAGTCCGCAACACTGCAATCTGAGTGGTATGGTCCTGTTGGCGCTGATACATCAACCAGACAAAAGCGCCAATAGGCATTACGATCCATCGTAAAACCGTCTCTACGACTTCCATGTAGTTACCCGTAATTAGTTACACGTTACGACCAGAGCGCCATCAGTCGTGGTCGTGACTGTGCACCCAATACTGCCGAACATGTCCTCAATGGTTTGATTGTTGGCTGTCGCATAGGTCAGCCAATCCGCGTTGCCAAGGTACTCATATAACGTGCCGTACTGAGCCAAACCCCTGAGATCCGCCATGCCCGTGGTGCCTAGCGTGGTGAGGTTGGTCATACCCGCTGTACCCAAGGTCGTTAGGTCCGTCATGCCGGCAGTGCCGAGCGTGGTAAGATTGGTCATACCGGCAGTGCCGAGACTGGTTAAGTTGGTCATTCCAGTGGTGCCCAGAGCAACCGCCCCGTTGATACCCAAGTCCGCTGTCGCCACCGTCGCACCCAGACCTGCGGTGCCGAGGTCTACCAGATTTGTCATGCCTGCCGCGCCCAGATTGGTCAGGTTGTTCATGCCGGTTGTGCCGAGATTGTCAGCAGTATTGAGGCCGACTGTAGCGATAGCTGTATTTGCGTCAAAACCTGCGGTGCCAAGGTCTACAGCGCCAGTAATGCCTGCTGTGCCCAAGTCAACCATGCCGTCAATAAACGGCGTGTAGTCGATGTTGCCCATCGCATCAAACCCTGCCGAGGCAACAGACGCTGTTGCCGCGTTGTTCGCCGCAAAGGTGCCATACAACGCTTGCTGTGTTTCTGCGTCCGCAGAGATTCTCGCCATGTCGACTTGGCTGTTATATCGCGCCATCGTCTTGGCAGAGTCAGACTGCATCCACATCATGCCCAAGCTGGTAACTGGTGTCGCCAAAACGGATGCCCACTGAAGCGCCTCAGACTGCTGAGGTATGGGCTGAACTGACTGCGTTTGAGTCAGCGCAAGAGCCATAACTGCCGCGCTAGCCGCCTGACCATCTCCGGCGGAAGCAATCTTAGATAAGGCGTCAAACTTGGCCTGTGCGGCGGCGGCATTTGCCTCGGCGGTTTTTTGTACAGCCTCATAGTATTGTTGTGATGTGGAGCTACACCCAACAATTACCATGCAAGATATCGCAATAAGTAATGCTTTCATCTCAATCCCCGTTCTGTTTCAAAAATTGCGTTGCTCGTTTCTTGTCAGCTTCGTGGGATTTTTGACAATGGTTCTT